TATGGCTTGAAGTCAACTTTGATTGCCTTAGTTACATCATCATAAACACCCTCAATATCTCCAATGATCTCGCTAGTCTTTTCTTGTAAACGATCTTGGATAGTGGGTGCTTTGATTACAATTTTTTCCTCTGTAACTGTCTCAACTACTTCGGGTTCTGCTTTTGTAATTGCCTCTAGAATGCATTCGTCTAAAAATTCAATATGTCTAGTTTTTAGGGGCATGTTAGCACGAATGTGTGCCATAATAATACAACATGCAGTCATAGGCATTGCTTTGTCCGAACTGCGCTCAAACGCTCTAATTTGATCTTTGGTGTATTTCTTTTCCTGTCGCTTCAAATACTCCACAACATTCTTGCGAGCATCTTTTTGGTTGTAGTAGTAATTATAATAATAAAAACTTCTACGGAGTTTATGATCAAAGTCAGCATCACTTAGGTTAAGGTCGTCCTCGCTCCAATCGGGTTCAGTTCCTGTGTACTTTTCATCGTGTAATGCGGGATTACGAACTTTAGATTGTTTTGATTTAATCTTGATGCCAGCTACCGTTGCCATATATTACTCCGTAAAAACTAGATTATACTACATTTTCAATAAAGTGCCAAATACCAAGTGTTGCTCTAATACAACAAGAGCCTCGTCTAATTGACGAGCTAATTCTTCATACTTAGCAGTAAATCGATTTCTGCGTCTGCATTCCACAAATTCCCCATCTAACTTTGCCCATAACCCCACACAATTTTGAAACATCAAGTGCAGTTTAGCATCGCCCAAATTTTGAACAATAGGGCGAGCATCACTAATTCTGTTGTATAGAGTGGGACTGTGCGACTGCATAATCTTAATTATAACAGATAAATCGATACCTGTCAAATTGGCTAAATACACAATAATCTGGGGGAAACAGTGGCAAGATTAAGTTTATGGAAAGACGGAAGACACACCAACGATTACCGTTTCTTTGATCGCAGAATAAGTGAAATGTTTACCATTGGTGGCACTGGTATCCTATGCCACAAATATTTAGGTCCAATAACACAGGGATTACAATACGCAACCACTGCGGCACAGGGTAGTGCAGGTCCGGTTATAACCTTGCCCAGCACAAGTTCAATTAATATTGGCGATACTGTGACTGCAGTTGGAGTACCTGCAAATTCTACAGTTATTGCCAAAGATGCATCAACTATTACGATTAGTGCAAATACTTCTAGTGCATTGGGCATGGGTGTTACTGTTGGCATTAGTCCCAGTGCCGCACAACCCAGTTATGTTAATCAAAGCGAACAAAATATACAAGACTTGTTATGGATGGAAAACAGAGATCGCAAGTATGAACCCGATGTTTACAAAATGCGTGGCATCTATCAACGTGCCGATCAAGACTTTGACTTAAGTCAATTTGGATTATTTTTAGCAACAGGCACGTTATTCATGGTGTTCCATTTACGTGACATGGTAGACTTGATTGGGCGTAAGTTAATGGCCGGCGATGTCTTAGAGCTAGAACACTTAAAAGATTATGATGCATTAAATCAAGATGTTCCGGCAGCATTAAAACGATATTATGTTGTGGGTGATGCTAGTTTTGCCGCAGAGGGATTTACTCCCACATGGTGGCCGCATCTATGGCGTGTTAAACTTAATCCGTTGGTTGACGGTCAGGAATACAAAGATATTCTTAATACTCTTATTCCCGGCACTTCAACAACTACTGCTCAGATATTAAGTACATTAGACACTAATCTAAAAATTAATGATGCAGTAATTGCCGAAGGTACTGCTAATCTCCCACTTAGCGGATACGATACTAGTAGTTATTATAACAAACCGCTATCAGTCAAAGGTACAATACCAGATCATAACGGCAAGACTGCAGATGACAGTACAGACAAAGCTGATGAAATTAATGATACCGCTGACTCTGCATCAATTACTCCTGATTCTGTTGTTACCGGATATTTGACTGGGTCTAGTGTTGCCCCGAATGGATTGCCGATGGGCTCGGGCATCTCATTCCCTACAAGTCCTTCAACTGGAACATATTTCTTAAGAACAGATTACTTACCAAATCGTGTGTTTAGATTTGATGGTATGCGTTGGATAGGTATCAATGATGTACAACGTACAAGCCTAACACAGGGCGCAAACAACTTGACTCAATTGGGTACATTTGTTAACGAATCAGAAACGTTTGTTAACAATGATGGCGCAACTGTAAATGTTAAACAAAGTTTGAGCACTGTACTAACCCCGAAAGCTGACAACTAATGACTGCTCCTACAAATTATTTTTATGACGGACAAATACGTCGGTTCATAAGTCAATTTATTCGCATGGTATCAAACTTTTATGTAGAGTTTGGTAAAGATTCTAATGGCGTAATAAACTACCAACGTGTGCCAGTGATGTATGGAGATCCCAGCAGACAGGCCGCACAAATTATTCGTAACAATAGTGAAAATACAGTTAATACAGTTCCTGCTATGGCTGTTTATATTAACGGATTGAACTACGATCAAACAAGACTTCAAGACCCCACGCTGGTCCAGAGTATGCAAATACGACAAAGACAGTTTGATCCAGTTACTGGGACTTACGGAAATGCCCAAGGTGAATCATATACTGTGGAACGTTTGATGCCGGTTCCGTATAAGATGACACTAAAGATGGATATCTGGACCAGCAATACAGAACAAAAATTACAACTAATAGAACAATTGAGTGTACTGTTTAACCCCGCAATGGAGATACAGAGCACGGACAATTACATAGACTGGACCAGTTTGAGCTATGCTCTTATGACTGACATCTCTTGGTCTAGTAGAACTGTGCCCACGGGAGGCGAAGAACCTATAGACATTGCTTCGATGACTTTTGAGTTACCAATTTGGATCAGCACCAATGTCAAAGTTAAAAAGATGGGTGTTATTCAAACAGTTATTGCAAACATACAAGATTTGTCAGACCTATCATCAATGGGTCAAGTAATAACTACTGTTGGTGATTTTGGAGTATTATTAAGTACTAGTCCTAGTGGAAACACCCTTAAGTTATTAAAACCTAATGATGCAGTTACCAATGACGCATTTAATAACGATTCAGTAATTGGCGGTACTAGCCATGCGTGGGCTCCTTTATTAGATGAGTACGGTAAATTTATCAGTGGTAGCAGTCAGGTAAGACTAACGCAACCTGATGGCAGTGAAATTGTAGGCACTATTGCAACACATCCAACAGATCCCAGTTTGATGATATATTCACCTTTTGCCGATACGACCCCGGCAAATACATTACCCGCAATTAATGCTATCATTGATCCACAGAGTGTTAACATTGGAAGTTATTTGACTAACCCGGCAACTGGTACTAGATACTTACTGGTAAACAATATTGGAAGTTTTAGTAGCAGTCAGGGTGCTACTGCCTGGCGAGGTGCTGATGGGCAAGATTTAGTTGCAAATGCACATGATATTATTCAATATAATGGTACTCATTGGAATGTGGTATTTGACAGTGCCAATACAAATATGTTAAACTATGTAACTAATTTAACCACAGGCATTCAATACAAATGGCAAAACGATCAATGGACGAAATCGTACGACGGGGTGTACCGGGCGGGCGAATGGATGCTATCAATTTAATAAGTGCCGGGGCACTTATCTACTGTAAAAAGACTCACAGGTATTTGTTTTTACTTCGTAACGGAAGTAAGCATAGTGGATCGTGGGGATTGGTTGGTGGAAAGATTGAACCGGGAGAGACTGTGGTGCAGGGATTAAATCGAGAAATAGCAGAAGAATTGGGCGGGGTTATTAAAAATGCTAAACTTATACCTATAGAAAAATTCACGAGTGATACCAGCAAGTTCGAATATCACACATATGTTATCAATGTTGACGAAGAATTTGTTCCTGTATTAAATCACGAACATCGTGGATATTGTTGGGTGCATTTAGATGACTATCCTAAACCCCTGCATCCCGGAGTTTGGCGGACATTTAAATTCAATAGTGTGATAGAGAAAATTAAAACTTTAGAAACAGTTTTATAAATCTACTTCTTTGACAAAATCATTGAATGTAATTTGTCTAAGATTTAGCTGATACTTCCATAATTCAGGCATATACCAATTTGGGGTTGGCATTACTCGAACAAAATCCACTCGGGAATAAGTATCCATAACAGTCTTCAATGATTTAACAAAAAAATCTTCGGTACTGGGATAATCTTGTGGCGGGTAGCCCGGAGTCCCTGTATATACGCAATAATGATAAAAATCATCATTACTATGACAGTCAAAGCCCAACAAATAAACAGTAGTGTGACCATCAAAACAGGCAAGGTATGCGGCAGTAGCACCCATGTCCCAATTTGGATTCTGTGGTACTAGGTAGAACTTTCCGGGATAACTAAGAACCATATCAGCAGTACCGTATATAATGTTGTTATCACAGTATCCGCCATTTACTAATTCTTTTGCCACTTCATCATTGGCAACAACAAAGTCCGGAGAAAAATCTCGAACAATAGCATTACATCCATAGGTCTGTACAGCACCCGCAGCCAATAGCCCACCTTTGTGATTTTTAAGTAATTGGAGTAAATTACCCTGTTTGTACAACTCTAGTCTACTAGGGCCGTTACCCAACACTACGGCTTTATTACTGATCTGAGTGTTTGTAATTGCATTAGGAACAAATTCAGTTTCTCTTTTCCAATCAGCATTGGTATAGGTTAATTTTGTAATTATCTCTTCACCAGCATAATTTGTTCTATAGAGTTGTTTAATTTTTTGCATTTGTAACCTTAGACTGGTAGTAAAAATCTAATAAATTTTACTGTGTTATTTGCACTGACACCTGCCCCAGAAAGCGTGAGAGTGGTACCCGAAATACTTGCAGTAAATGTCATTCTAGCACTAGCTCCGGTATAAACCAAACCAAAAGTATTAATATAAGGTGTTGTGCCATCATGAATAACTTTTATCTCGCAAGTTTCATATTGAGTATTGGTTACGTCCTGAATTGATACAATATATTTTGCACTTCTGTAAGAAGTGGTTGACCAAGTGTCTAATGTTGTTGGCGATGCCCCAACTCCAGTCACCGCAGTAACTAAATTTGACACATCTTTTCGTAAAAGTTCCCAGCCACCTGCAGTTGAGCCATCGTGAACACGAAGAGTGTTTAATGTAGTATCTACCGCCAATTCACCCGATGCACCGGTAAAATTGTTATTTTGAGTAGTTGTTCCTCGTCTGAACTGTACTTGGGTTGGCATTATTCTCTATTCCTATATAGTCTATTTAGTTTTAAATTGGGTTAGCATTGGCAGAACCAGTACCTTCTAAGTTTACGGTAATTATAGTACCCTGCGGATCCATACAGTTGTAGACAACACCCAAACTCACCCCAAAAGCGTCAGAAAGCGAGCTAGTACCAGCCCCGATATACGATTCCCCGTTACCAAAATCGCCTGTTGGGAATGACGTAATTGTAGAAGTTGTGAATCCACCAGTACCACTACCACCCCCAGAAACAGTAGTGAACGCTAATTGGCCTAGACCGTTAGTACTAATCACTTGCCCGCTGATTCCGTTATCGACGATAGGGAATATTAAAGAACCAACGGTTAAATTACCAGTGGTTATTTTTGTTGTTACTGTTAAATTTCCAGTAGATTGGTTTGCACTTGTGACATTACCCGATACTGATAGATTACCAGTAACTGCTAGATTGCTAGTAGTGGGTGTTATGTTAGAAACCGTTAAATTGCCACTGACACTTAGGGTATTTGTTGTCAGTACGTTGGCAACTTCAGTATATAAAATAGTTTCATAATTAACCGTAGAAATATTACCAGCAATTGATAAATTACCACCAATATACACGTTACCAGCAATGCCTACACCACCAGCTACTTGTAAAATACCAGTTGTTGTGCTTGTTGCTGCCGTGGTACCTTTAATAATAAAATTACCGTTAACATCTGATTGTAAATCAGTAGTCCAAGAACTTCCGTTATATCTACCAACAGTAAATCCAGCAGTTGCACTATTTCTTGTATCTGTAATAAACTGGGCACTACCACGTTGTGTGCTATCCGAATAGTTATTGCCGAATACGGAGAAGTAAGCACCATAAATGCTTCCGCTTGCATCCTGCATACCAAATGTTAGGCGACTGCCGGTATCAGGCGAGAATAGTCCTTTAACTCCGGAAGTAAAGTATGCGTTACTACCAATATATAAATTACCAGCAATACCAGCTCCACCTGATACTTGGAGGGCGCCTGTTGTGGTGCTTGTACTTACTGTTGTTGGTAATATTGAGATGTTGCCAGCACTGGCCCACATCACTTGAGTGCTGGATCCAGTGCTTCCAGAATAGAATCTTAATACATCATCGCCGGCGCCCGGAGTTGCTTCGGCACTAATATAAGCATACCCGTCAACACTCTTAACTCCACCTAAACTACTCCAAGCACTACCGGCACCGTAACCCTCATAGCTACTGGTTGTAGTATTGTAACGAATCATACCCAACGCCGCTGGATTAGGTCGTTGAGTGCTAGTACCGGCTGGGATTTGAACATATCCGTTACCAGTTGTTGTTATATTTCCGCTAATCCATAGATTAGATGTTAGACTTACATTACTGGTTGCAACAATATTACCGGTACTTACTGTATTTGCTGTCAGGGTGTTGACTTGATAGATGTTGCCGTAACCTGTTCCCGATGTAACAAAATATTGCCCAGATACATTACTCTGTGATATAATATTACCAGTGGTGAGATTTCCGTAAGTTGATACAGTGATGTTTGAATCAGTTATGCCCGAATTCGCAGTTAGTGCAACTACAAAACTCTGCAGGCTTTCGCTCCAATAAAAGGCTGCATTATTGACTAGCCCGTTGGCACGATTTAATACAAATCCAACGTCAACATTCGCCGAACTTGCCCCGCCATGTAATACTGTTAAAGCATCACTGAAAACCGCTACATTGGTTATTATGTTTTCTAAATTGGGGCGAGTTAAAGCCATTATTTCATCCGTGTTATTCTATATTTAGCATAAAACGAAAGGGCCCGTAGGCCCTTTGTTTGGAGTAATCTAAGGTTAAACTCTGCCTACGACTACTTCGATAACACCTTTTCCGGGCACTAAAAAATCCTGCAATGCTTTACCAATGACCTGCCCCGGAACGGGACTGTTGTTGGTTTTAGCAAAGCCAAATCCTGCAGAGACCATTAAATCACCTTTGGCTACTGGACCAATTACATTACAAGGTACACGACCCATCAATGCCAATGCTGTTACATTTGTTCCGTTTAATGCACCATTCATCAAATGTGCAGGATTTGTAGAAACTATTCCGGCTATTCGAGTTGTATCAGCGTCAGCTACTGTAACTTCGTTTGTTCCGCCAAACATCAATACTGTGCCTGGATTGTAGAACTTGTCTGCCTGATAGTTTTCTGCCAAGTCAGCGTATAAACTGTGTTGTGCAGTACCGTAGATGTTATTATACCAAACAGTTGTACTACCCAGATTAATTGATACATTACTGCCCGGAATCAGATTACTTTGTAATGTAATATTACCACCATTAGTTACTGCATTACCTGCCAAATAAGCGGTTTGTACTAAGTTTGCACTCTCTGTTAAAAAGTTAGTATTGGTGTAAGTAAATGTGGTATTACCACTAACAGTCAAGTTGCCACTGATATATACGTTACCGTTACCAGCAATAAACATACTATCACCAGCAGTTGTCACTGCATTGGTAATAAAATGGATACCGTTGTTGTTCCAAGTACCAACAGCAATATCACCGCCGTATGAGTATACATAACTAGCATTTGCGGTATTCAATGCGTTATTAACAAAACCAGATGCAGTTGCATTAAAGTTGCTACTATTAACGCCCACATCAATATAGCTTGTGCCAGTATTATTGTATGCTGTAAAACTTGCAGAGGCATTACCACCAGTGCTCAAATTTTGAATTGCTGCATACGCATAGCCAGGATTGTTGGCAACAAATGAAGCAACTAATCCATAGTCTGGACCGTAGTTAATGTTACCACCAACACTTAATACACCAGTATTAGCAACAATACTATTACTAACAATTTGAAATGGTATTGCAAAACTATTAGCACTGACGTTAACTGTGTTTATGCCAGCTATGTTTGCAAAAATATTAGTTGTAGTAACACTGACATTACTACTACCGCTATAAATACTTGCTGGATTCAACCCACCAAAACCGTTCGCAGAGTTAATTGCGCCAAAGCCCTGTGTTGTTACATTACCGGCGGTGATGATATCACCGTTACCTGCAAAAATTGTAGTATTACCGATTGTAATACCATTTTGAACTATAAAATTTGTGTTTACACTTGCTGCCATTTTGTTTTTTCCTTGGTTCCATATTCCCCAAAAGAATTAAAAGTTGGGGTAGACCATCTACCCCAACCAATTATAGTGCCATATAATCTCGTTTGATCCTTAAGATTGTATTAGCATTTGTTGTAGTAGCTTGCAATTGAGCAATGTTACCACTTGTTGCGCCGCTATACGTTACCAAAGTATTTCCAGCAGTATTAACTCGACCATAACTTGTCATATATATCGATCCAGCGCCTGCACCATTGCCAGTATGTATCATCAATACCTCAGTAATTTCACGAATGTTTGTACCAGACAATGTTGCTGTAATAGTATACTTAGCACTACTGTATGAATTTGCGTATAAATTGTCAATAACACTAGTTCCAGCACTTGCTATTGTTACGTTACTACCGTTAGTCACTAAACCACCATTGACATCAATTGTGTATTGAGTGATTGGGCTTGAAGTTCCGGTTACAAACTGCACTCCTGTACCGGTTACAACGTTAACTTGATTATAACCTGATGTATCAGATAACCCAGTAACCGTGGCAGTTGTGGTTATCATACGTACATCAATAACATCAGTG